GCGGGTAAGAACAATGCCCAATCTGGGTTTTGTTTTGCTGATAGATTATCTTGTTCCATTATTTCGCTTGTGCTGGGAGTAAGTAACGATAAACTGCTAGACCACTATCAACAACAATCTCTGTTGCACCTGCATCACCGATACGAATAATCTTATCGCCGGGTAGATCCATGATGCTTAAGAACTCTTTAACAGGCCACATCCATGCTTTATTCAATGTACCAGTAACACCGGGATGAAACACAAAGTTACCTGAGTGAGTTGATGGGTCACCAAAGTAAACCATTAGATTACCGTTTTCTGTTTTAGTAGTAAAGTTCTTTTCTTCACTATTAGCACTTGCTTGACGTTTTAGTCGTTGAATGCCAGCAATAGTAGGTTCAAACTCAACACCCCACGTAGTGCCTTTGAACATTACAGTCTTAACTTTCTCATCAGCAATAGCTTTACTCATCAAACGATAATCGTTAACGAAATCACCTGCTTTTGTTTCAAAGTGAATATATTCAGGTACGTCAACACCGTCTTTGTTAACACGTGTAACAGTAATTTTACTATGTTCATCATAGTCATCAAAGCCTAAAATTGTTTTCAGTTTACCTAAGTTAGGCATACCGAACACACCAATGAACTCTGCGCTAGGATGTTTAAGCACACCACTAACGATAACAGATTTATCTTCTGCTACTGCGTTTACAGTTGTCTCTGTGTCAGTTCCACTGACTTTAATCAACTCAATACAGCCTAAGCCATGTGTATGTTGAATTAAATCTTGTAAATTATCTTTCATGTTTTTCCTTTGTTTTAACTATTTAGGTAGTTGTGATACGTATTATATAGGAATATATTACGAATTGCAACACCAATTTAACCGAAAACAAATAAATCATCAAATGTACTATTGGTATCAGTATTACTACGAATATCCCAACCAAGTACACCCAATAAGTTATCAATCTTCTCATCTACTAATGTTTGTTCCATAGCTGAATCATCAAATGGTAACTCAGTAAACCATTTGGGTAAACGTAATTCATCTACAGGATACGCTACACTTGTAAACCCTAATGGATTAGATTTGAGTTTACATACCACAACCTTCATACCATCAATAATCTTTTGACTATATTGGTCACCGTTTACTCTACGTAAGTAATTGTAGTTAAGTGCGGCTCTTACGTGACCGGGCATATTTGCACGACCTGTACTACTTTTAGCTTCTAAGTCACCATACATTGTAAGTTTGTTTACACCTTTAGGAGAACCCTTAGTCCAACTATCTTGTGCGGTTAGTACACGTTTGAAGTCTTTGACAGCCTCAATAACTTCAGTACGACCTTTACCTTGTTGAAGAACCATTTGTAGTACATTCATTAAGAACTCTTGTACATATTTAGGAGTATCAGCACGTTTCAAGTCAAGACCCATAGCTTTGATATCACCCAAGTCGCCATTTTTATCTTTACGTTTACCTTCTTTGTCAAAGATGTTAATAGCATACCGCTTCTTAACAATAAAGATAGCACGATCACCTATCAATTCACGACCAGCTTTGATAATCTCACCATTCTTGCGAGGAGCATGAAATGCTTTCTCCATAAATGCAGGGAACGATTCATTTGCTTGTTCAGCGATGCCATCATATAGACCAATGCAAGTTTCTTTATTCCACTCTAATGCACCACTATCAATCTGTGGCTTTAGTGTTGGATATGCTGTAAAGTAACAACTGTCAGTATCACCATATACAATAGCATTGCCGTCATGTGAATATACACCTTCAACTGTTTCATTGATAGTACTCATCATGTGTTTAACAATCTGTCTTCCTGATAGTGTTACACTTTGGCCTATACGCTTATCATAGAAACGACAATGTTCATTCAACAATGCACCATATGCCGAGTTCAATAAAATCTTACGAACAAGTTGTCGTTTATCCCAGTACTCTCTATCTTCTGTAGTAGTTGCTTCTTTGAGTTTTTTCTGCATCTCTTTACGATCTGAGTACCAACGTGTTAGTAGACCAGGAACTACACCTTCTTTTTCGTAAGTAAAGATTGTACCATTAGCACTTAACATCCAGGGCTTATGGCTGTCAAAGACCATCTTCCAGACTTCTGCCGCTGACATTTCTACACTACGACCATCTTCGTAGTCTACTGTAAGCATAGTGCCACGTTCTTGATTCATAATAGCTGTGTACTCTAATGCACCGAATAGATTTTCCCAGAGAATAGATCCTGTAACAGCGTCATCACCTTCTTTGTGACGTTTCTTCTCACTTGCTAATCGTGCGCCCTTTTCGTGCATATATTGGTCAGTGATTGTTTGTCTGACCTGAGCAACGATGGTTTCACCTGCCATGTTGAGGGCACGAATAACCGAGGGATAGAGACTGTTGATGTCAACTGCTCCGACATATTCATGCATACCTCTTTTCGGCGTAGCAACAAAGGCACCTGCTGCCTGCTGGATTTCATCATCATTTTCAGTCTTTCGTTTTTTATCTGGTACTACTAAGCCACGTTCATGGGCCTCATTAAAAATTGCCATCTCAATCATTGCCACCGAACCCATAACTGTTGGAAGCAGTACTGTATTTTCATGTGCAAGTTGATTAGCTAATTCTAAAAACTTAAGTTTGTTGTGAATCTTCACCAACAACATAGTATCTTGTCTGTTGTATTCAATGAACTTTTTAAAGTCTTTGTTATACAATTGGTCAAGAGTACCTTCATATTGAGTTTTGTTTTCACCTACTTCCATCTCACCGATACTGTCAAGTTTATAACTGTGACGACTTTCATAGTTATACTTCTTGTATAGTTGTAGATAGTCCAAGTGAATACGACCTACTAAGTCATATGTTGTTTCACTCTTACCGAATCGTTCATATTCACGTGCTTTAGGAAGTTGACCCATCAAGCAAAACTTGCGTGTATCATCCTTACTCATCACTCTAGTAACACGATTGACCATGTAGGGTATATCATATCCTTCACTGTTCCAACCAGTCAATACATCAGCATCTTCAATGAGTTGAAAGAAAACGTCAAACATTTCCTTCTCTGATTTGAATAGCATTGTGTTCTCAAACTCATTAGTGATTTCTTGGGCTGTTTCACTGCTCATATGTTTCGGAGCGATCACTAATGTAATACATTGATCTAGCCAATCTAAGTAACAACTGATAGCTGTAACAGGATTGAATGGATCACTTGTAGGACTAAATCCTTTTTCAGGATCAAAGTCTACTTCAATGTCAAAGAAACAAGTATGAAGTTTAGGTGCATCAATGCCAAGATAATTTTCACTTAGACAGCGAAAGATTACCGGTACATCGCTTTCAAATAATTTCTTACCTGAATGAATACGTTTTTCTTTTTCAAACTCTTGTCGTTTACGAGTGCTAAAACGACTGACTGGATTGCCATAAATGCTACGATGTTTACCCTTAGGATCGGAATAATACAATACATAGTTAGTAGGGTATTCTTTGTATTCTCTTTTGCCGTCTTTATTTCTCTCTACGACATAGATACGATCCTCATCCCTACTGTGAATAGCATCCACATAACTCATAGAGTTTTGCCGACTGTTTCCAAGATTGTATTGAGTTCATCGTGGTCTTTGTTTGTTTGACCCAATGAAGCTTTGTGTGCAATTTTAATTGCTTTCTTTAGTGTAGAAGCCTTGATTTCAAGTTCTTCTGCTACTGCTTTGATAGTGTCGCTCAATCCACCATTCAATGTATCAATTTCATGTAGGACATGCATACCTTCATTGACTAGTTGAGTTAGTTTAATCTTAGCTTCACCGTTAAAGGTTCTGTTATAATCTGACATAGTTTCTCCTTAAATAATTAGTTAGTATACTTGGTTTGTGTAGAGAAGTCAAGTATTTTGTTTACCTTCTACAATCTTTTTGACCAATTTAGGTAATCCTGGATTGACATGTAATGCATGTGGCATTAGTTCATTGCGAATATAGTTTCGGGTATATCTGGAATTCTTATTTGATTCATCTTCTATCCAGGGTACATTGTGACTTTCACACCAATAGATGAAGTCTTGTTTTCTAGTAGTTAGAAATGGTCTAATTACATTGTTGCGAGTTAATGGAATAACTTTGGGTGTACCATGAAGACTTGACCAAATATATGTTTCAACACAATCATCTAAATGATGACAAGTAATGACTGGGCCAAGATCATTTAAAAATTCATAGCGTTCTCTACGCCAGTATTCTTCTTGACTTTCTTTACTATTTTTTTGACTGCGAGGTGAGCCGTACATCATAACAATACTATGTTCACCACAGTACCTAGAAACAAACTCTGCGGCTTTTTCACCGTTTTGTGTTCTATGATTAAAATGGGCGATAGTGATATCGTGTTTACGACTTAGAAAGTCAACAACTGCCATGCTATCTACACCACCGCTACATGCGATTGTGATACTTTTGGGTAATGGAACTGTTAACTTAATCATTTATCTATTGTAACATAGAATGATTTAGTTAGCAATGATTATGGTAAATTGTTGTTTAACCGTAACTTGCGGCTGCTAATCCCTGCCTAGCAGTACCTACTCCAGTAGTGTCTGTAGCAACTACTCCAGTGTTCGATACTAGGTTGGTCATTGATGTCATTGATCCAGTAGATCCATAACCAAATATAGCTGTATCAGTTCCGTATCCGGCGGCTGCTAGAAAATATCTAGCAGTGCCAACACCAGTTGTATCAGTAGCAACAACACCAGTGTTTGATACTAGATTAGTCATTGACACATTAACAGTAGTAAGACCGTAACCAAAAATAGCTTTATCTGTACCGTAAGTTGCGGCTGCAAGAACAGTTCTTGCAGTACCTACACCAGTGGTATCACTAGCAACAGCGCCGGTGTTTGATACTTTGTTGGTCATTGATACTCTAGTACCATCACTACCGTAACCAAATATAGCTTTATCAGTACCATAGCCAGCGGCCGCAAGTGCTCGTCTAGCAGTGCCGACGCCTGAAGTATCTGTGGCAACGACACCGGTGTTACTTACTAAGTTGGTCATTGATAGCTTCGTTCCGCCATCGGTTTGGCCATATCCAAAAATAGCTTTATCTGTACCATAACCAGCTGCCGCAAGGTCTATTCTAGCAGTACCTACTCCTGTTGTATCAGTAGCAACTACACCTGTATTACTTACTTTATTGGTCATTGACACACTCGCAGTAGCAAGACCGTAACCAAATATTGCTTTATCAGTTCCATAACCCGCGGCTGCAAGATAACTCCTATCAGTACCAACACCTGTAGTATCAGTAGCAACAACACCTGTGTTTGATACTAGATTAGTCAGTGATTGTTTAACTCCCCCGGTTGCCGATCCATATCCAAATATAGCCTTTACCCCTGCCGGTGGTGCAACTATAGTAAATCCCCCACCATTTAATGTTATTCCACCTGTTATTGTTATTGACATTCTTTATTCTTTCTTTGTATAATTACCCGTAACTTGCAGCCGCTAATCCTTGTCTAGCAGTACCAACACCTGATGTATCTGTAGCAACTACACCTGTATTTGACACAAGATTAGTTATTGATGTATCTGGTGCAGAACCATATCCAAATATAGCTTTATCTAGTCCATATCCTGCGGCTGCTAATAATCGTCTAGCAGTACCAACACCTGATGTATCAGTAGCAACTACTCCAGTGTTTGATACTAAATTGGTCATTGATACTACATTATAACCACTATTCATTCCATATCCAAATATAGCTTTATCAGTGCCATACCCGGCAGCTGCGGGATTAAATCTAGCAGTACCAACACCTGTTGTGTCACCAGCAACCACCCCTGTATTACTTACTAAGTTAGTCATTGATACTACAGTAGAACCACCACCCATTCCATATCCAAATATAGCTTTATCAGTGCCATATCCAGTTGCCGCAAGATTGTTTCTACCAGTACCAACACCTGTGGTATCACCGGCAACAACGCCTGTGTTTGATACTAGATTGGTTATTGCTGTGACTGAACCACCATTACCGTAACCAAAAATAGCCTTATCTGTTCCATAACCGGCTGCCGCTAGTCCTTGTCTACCAGTACCAACACCTGTAGTATCTGTAGCAACTACTCCAGTGTTTGATACTAAATTGGTTATTGATGAATTTGCCACACTGTATCCATATCCAAATATAGCTTTATCTGTACCGTAACCTGCGGCAGCTAGTAGTTGTCTACCAGTGCCAACACCTGTAACATCATTACTAACTACCCCTGTGTTTGATACTAGGTTGGTTAATGATACCGCAGCACTGGTAAATCCATAACCAAATATAGCTTTTTTCTCTACCGGTGGTGGTGCAACTATAGTAAATCCACCACCATTTATTGTTATCCCACCTGTTATTGTTATTGACATATGTTACTCTTTATTGAAAGATTTCTGGATGTGCTTTGCCAAATATCTTAATATACTTGCCAGCCATCACATCCGCTTCTGCTTCTATTGGACTACCGGGATAACTATCGCCCGGTTTAATCATATTTAATTCACCCTGACGCACATGTGTTAATTCATGGAAAACAGTGCGTAATATATCTACTAAATTTCTATTAGCACAATACACCCATACTTCACCCGTCTCTGGATTGTGTCTACCAGTATGATGACCTTCTTGCGCTTCATCACTATCATAACTAAACTCTATCTTTGGAGTAGTTTCTAAATTTAACTTCTTACTTGTCCAAGCAAGAAACTTCTTTACAATAGGATTGTTATTTAAATCTTCTTGTTCAGATTCAGTAATGTAGGGTTTTAATAACTCAGGATCATATCCATTATGTCTAGCGGAATCTCGCAATCGTCTTAATCCTTTAGCTTCAATTTCTCTTATTCTATTTCTAGACAAGTCAAACTTATCACCAATCTGTTGTAATGTCATATCATACCAAAATCTTAAAATTAATACTTTTCGTTGGTCATCGGTTAATCTGTTTAAGCCATTTTGAATAATTTGTTTAATACTATCATCTATTTCAGGATCTTCACCAGCTGGATCTTTATATGGCACTCGTTCTGCTCTGTTATAAATATCGTTAGGATCATTTAATGTTGGCATTTTATTATAGGATCCGCGATATGTTGTACCATCCGGGTTGTAATGTCGTCCTCCAACCTCATCTAGTTTATCTTTAATCCAACTGTCCGGAGTCTTATGATATTTTCTAACAAACAAATCATGCAATGCATCACCGGTTATACGATGTTTCTTTGCTATCTTTTTCATTAGTTTATCAATGGTATTATAGTCGTGCTTTTCTAAGCTAGGAAGTTTCTTAGCTAGGTCAGTTGCGGCTGATTCGTATAGTTCTATTGCTCTCATATTAGTATTTATGCTCACTTATAAGGTCCAGTAGCGAATTGGATAACTTAAGGCAGAAGCCGCCTACCCTCGTAACTAAGTTACGGTCCTAAGTGTGTTAGTTACACCAAGAAGTTTTAGCTTCTCCGTAGTATTCTCTTGCAAATCCATTCTGTATTAACATCATTCTTAAACTTTGTCCATCAAGTAATATGTCACCCAATACACGTCCACCATACTTATCCCAATCAGCAATAGCTACTTGACGTTTCTGTGCTTTAGCTATAGCATTTTTAGTGAAAGCTGAAGCAGCCTGACCACGTTGGTCTTCACTTGGACATTGGGCTCTATGACCTTTTTCAGGTGTGTCAACACCAAATACACGAATACTTAGTTCTTGTTTTAATGGTGGGGGTAAGAATGTTGCTTGAAATGCTACAGTATCTCCGTCAATAACTCTAGTGATTGGAAAATCATATATATTCATTGGCTTTTGTTTTTGTGCAAATGCTACCATAGTTGTTAATGTTAGTGTTATTGCTATTAATATTTTTTTCATGTTTATCCTACTACTGTTCTATTTTTTACTTTACTAATCTCAACACTGATTGGTGTATTAGTTGTTTTTGCTCTAAATATCTTATCTGTCTCACGTACACCTGGCTTAAGTTCAGATGCTATAATTAAGAATCTTGCTCTATTCTTTCTCATGCCAATAAACTCTCCTACTAATACTTCGTAGTTAGGATAGTTTGGTGTCAAATCTATTTTAGGATTAGCTTGCTCAGTGATAAATTCTGTTGCTCTCATTACTCACGTTCTCTTTTTAATGTAGAACGAATGAACCATGCTTTCTTGCCGTATAAGTCTTGTAACTCAGCCATGTAGTTAGCAATACCTTGTTGACGTTCATTTGTAGCTTCGTCAAACATAGCAACAACAAGTTCTGTCATTGTTTCACAATTTTGTAGTAACTCAACAAACATAAGTTCTGCTCTTGGAACTTTAGTTTGGTCTTGTATAATACTTAGTTCAGTATAACGTGACAAACTGCCAGGAGTATATTGACCTAGAATTCTAATATATTCAGCGATAGGATCAATAGTAGCATTTACATCTTCATACAATGTATTAAAGAAGTCGTGATATTGTGGAAAGTTACTTCCCTCCACATTCCAATGGAAGTTTTGTGTTTTAATAGCAAAACTTTGTGTACTAGCTAATAGTACTTTTAAATTATCTGATAACATTATTAGCCTTTATTTTTCTTTGTATCAACATTGATAGCTTTACCACTACGCTCTGGATTAGGATCTTCTCTACGCTTACGTTGAGCGGCACTAGCACGACCCTTTTTACCTAGACTATGTGCTTTACTTTGTGGCAAGCATTTTGGTTTACCTTCTCCTGGTTCTCTAGCACATGGACCTTTAATCTTCCCTTTAGTATCCATGCGAACCCATTTTTCTTTATTGAACCAATCGTGCAAACTTTCGTCCGCTTGTTCAATACCTTCTAGTATAGAGCTTTCATTTTTCTTTCCACCATTGCCCCAGTTGCTTGCACCTTTATTACGACACTTAACTAATGCACCACTAGCATAGGCACTTGGCCACACTTTGTAACGGCTCTTTACTTTATAGTAACAAGCATCTTTCTTTTCGTTCATTATCATTTCACTGAACATTGGACCATTACAATGTGGACATTTTTCTTCCGTTACACCTTGTTGCGGATCCCATCTAGCATCAGGGTTGTTTACCCAACCATCAAAGTATGCTATAGCACTACCTCGCATATTAGGAGGTGATCTAAACATTGCGGCAAAGTCAGCGTTTGGCATTTTCTTCATCCACATTTGTTTCCATTGACCTAATGTCATTTTAGCACCACCAGTAGTAGAACCCATGTCATTGTCAGACGGCATGCCTTCCGCTATACTTTCTTTAGGCACACATTTAGGGACCATTCGTCCACCTTTATTTTTCATACCTACTTGTTTATGTGTGTCCCAACATTTTTCATCTAGTTGTTCTTCGTTAGTTTTCTTTTTATTCTTTCTACAGTCTGGATATTGTTTTCCAAACATGGTTTTCATACCTTCTTTGTGATAACCTTTCCAACATGCTTCTTCTAAATTAGTATGGTCTACATGAGTTTCACACATACCACAATCAGGACATGTCATCTCCATAACATTGTCAATACTTTCATTGTGTTTTTTCTTACCAGCACAATGAGCTTTTTGACTAAAGCCTTTAGGATGACTACAGTTGATACTAGATTTATATTTTTGACTCCAACCTTCATCAACTTCATCTGTATTGCTCATCTTACTGTGAACTTTGCCGGGTTTACCTGCAGGTATTTTACCTGTTGTACGACCAAATGCATCAGCGGGTAATGCTTTTGAAATACCTTTAAGATTTTTTGGTGCGCCACGTGGTCCACCGGGTACACTGACTGGTACATTTTTTTCAAATTCATTTGAACCTGGATCTACAAATAGATTTCCCTTGCCATAATCTCTACCTTGTCTAGGATTATCATATTCATCACGCTCATCATGTCCTTCTTTCAAACCTGACTTTTTACGTATATACAATCTATCCTGTAACATTGAAATAGCATTGTCTAATTTTTTATTCAATGATTGATAGTTATCTTTTGCACCATACTTAACGTGCATACTAGTATCGGTATCATTCTGCATTGCAGGAGTTAACAAACCTTTACGTTCTATTCTATCAATTAACTTATCTAATAGTTGTTGCTTTTGTATAGCATTATTTAATTGTGATAATCTAGCTTTTAATATAGAATGCTTTTCACCAGGTTGTGCAACTGGTGTTGCTTCTGGTGAACGTATCGGTTGACTTCTCATCTTACTAGCAACATTATTTCTAAAATCTTGTTCCCATTGAGCTAAATCATCCATACGTTTTTGTTCAATTTGTTGTTTAAGTTGTGTTAATGCTTCTAATGATTTAGATTTTAATTGATCACCTAAGTTTTCAAATGTTGATGAATAGCGTTTATCATCCAAATCATCATGGTAACTTCTTTGTGGTGGTTTTTTTAACTCTATAGGTTTATTAGATGAACCTCTATAACCACGTTCCCATGCCGCTGCACCTGCTGCCGCACTTTTACCGTTTTTGACAAAGTGATTAATAACTTCTTGTTTACTGTTAAATCTATTTGCTGAAACAGCTTCATTTGTTGCCATTTCGCCATCAGGAGTATGACCAAAATATGCAGCCACTTTTTGCAACTCTGCTGAATTTCTAGCGTTAAGATAATCACTTACCAAATCGTGTATTTGATTTCTTTGTTCTTGTGGAGCAGGTAATTCTATTTCACCTTCAGTAGCATCAGCAATGTACACAGCACCAGGACTGTCCAAGAACCATATTTCATCGTCCTCGTCCCATTCCAGGCCCCATTTGTCCACAGTTGCGGTCAACACATAATTGTTGGTAGTTCCTACCACAAACTTGTTGTTGCCCAAGTAACGTGAACTGGTGGGCTGACCATAATCTTTATTGCCACCAAATGCCCCGGCAGTAGGTGGTTTAATAGGGGAAAATTCATTTATACCTTGACTGATACCAGACTTCTTTGTATCGTTTGCAAACTGTTTCTTAGTTGCTTTAACAATACCACTGAAACGTTTATCACCACGTTTGTAGTCACCTTCCTTATCAGCTTTACCTGCATCTAATGCCGCCGCTGTCTTGTATTGACTTAACTTCTCATTAGAGATTTCATCTAGTTGTGATTCTGGCATCAAGCCATATTTTTTAACACGTGCATCTAAGTCAGCACGTTCTTTGGATAATTTATCTACAAGTTCGTTATTACCCATCTTAATTGCTTGTCTAAGCTTTTCCTGAATAGCGTCAGCTAAATTGTAATAATCATCCATTTTCATTCTATTGGTGTTATCTTCTTCTATTGTTTTACCTTGACCTAGTTGCTGTAAATCACTTGTTAATACATCTTGTGTAACAGTACCTATACCCTTAGTAATTGTAATGCGAGAATGTTTACGATCCTTACTCATAGCAACTACTTTTGATGGTTGTCCAAGATACTTAACTGTGTCACCAGTCTGTATATTCTTAATAGATACACCACCAAGATTAACTGGCTTATCACCTGCAAAGTTACCTTGATCTCCCCATGGATCATCTATACCTTCATTTGTACCAGTTGCTAATCTATCATGGTCCGCATCACGTTTTTGTTTTTGGCTTAGTTGATACATCTTTTTAGAGTATTCAATATCAGCATCAGATGTGTCATCTTCTTGTGAACGATAACTAGAACGTGATTTGCCACTACGTGCTAGAGCATCCTGATAATCCCAATCACTGTCATAGTTATGCGGACTGACTTCGTTTAATATACCTTTAAGAATATTGCTCATATTACGCTTTCTTATTCTTGTTATTTAACATGCCACGTTTGTTAGCTGTAGCCCACGCAATGTTTTCTGCTTTGTCTTTACTCTTGCCTAATTTTTTTTCTGATTGTGCTACATGTTTAACCATGCGGTCCACTTTAGCTCCTTCATTCATACCTTGCTGACCATAATTATCAACTATTTGTTTAACATAGAAATTATAAAAACCACGACGGCTATTGTATTCTCTATCTCCTAGAACGGTCTTTAATGCCTTGATAGCATCAGTTACTTCTGGACCACGCATTATTTTTAATGAGTCAGTAACTAGTGTATCACCTCGTTGTGAGCCTTCTGATACACCTTGTCGACCGTATTTTTCTGCTTGTTTATTGATAAAATCAAGGAGGTCATCAAAGTCAATACCTACTTCTTGCAAAGCATTATCTACCTCTGCTAGAGAATTTGGACTTGTGATATTTTTTAATGCTTCACTTGCTGGTCTAGCATCTCGTAAACAAACAAAGATTTTTGACAATGATTGGTCACCTGTTTCTTTAATTGCTTTTCTAATTGCACCTCTAACAGTGTTTAGTAATTCATTACTATGCATGTCAGCAACGCCTTCATTTACACCCTGAACTTGTTTACCTTCTAAATATTCACGTATTGTGTTTAGATAGTCATTAGCTTTAATAATCTTTTCTTGTACCCAACCATCAAGTCCTTCTTCTTCACTAACATCTTTAATCATTGAATAAACTTGTTGAGCATTCTTTGCGGCACTGAATAAATCACTACGTGCCATCTCAACTTCGTGGTCTATACGACTTTTACCATGTGGAATAAATCCATTTTTACGACCACGGCCTTGTCCAGGAACGACAATAACATCATCTTCTTCTAGTTGTGCTTCACTAAGTTCAGCACCTTCATTAATGCTATTAGCATATGGGGCTTTAGTCTTTTTACCCTTGAATAGTGAGCCTACTTTCTTTCCACCATATATACTAGGATTTCCTCTACTTTGTGTGCCACCTAATGCGGTTTCTACTGTAGCGATTGAGCCTGATGTTGTATTTTCAGTGATTTGTTTGATTTTCATAACGGATTCCCATACTATTAGTGTATTTATCAAAATACCATAATATGGAAACTTATTAGATTTTGCCTGATGGCTTTGCTGTTGGAGGAATACCTGCTCTACTAGTATTCCAATAGAATGCTTTTGCGTTCTTTTTGATACTGTCGGGCTTAATATCTACTGTTAGTGCTGTACTAAAACGAGGGTCATTTTTCTGTTTTTCACTAGGGATATAACCTGATGCTTCCGCCACATCTTGATTTTGTTTTGCTTTTACAAATTGATTAGGTCTTACCATATCCAATCTACGAGGATCATTCATAATGACAGGATCTTTTGTCAGTTCGCTTTTAGGATTAATCCAAAATCCAACCATTGTTACTTTTAAAGGCAATGCACCTTTTGGGACAACTACTGCTTCTTCAAATTCTCCACCTGCTTTGGCAGTAGGTTCAGCATATTTCATTTTGGCCTTTGCATTTGCTCTTGCCATTGGATCTGTGTTCTGTGACCGTGCTTCGCCATTTTTCTTAAGGTATGGATTGAATGACAACCCTTTAATGTTAGTGCTTTGACTTGTACCTAAGGTCTTAAAATTACTTTCAATTGTATTGCGATCCAACACTAGTATTGCATCTCTGCCAATTTCGGCCATTTGTTTGGATGCATTTGATCCACTAGCATATCCCCAATCTCTAGTCACGCTTACTGTAGGCAGTTTGGTCTGAGCCGAGGTTGCTGACTGTGGACCAGTTGCTGATCGAATACTACCAGACGATAGCATTCCTTTAAGACCACTCGCACTTGTAGCGTGATACAAATAATTGCCACCCACTGCTTCATCCAAGCCTTCCGCCACACCTTGTTTTGGTCCTATATAATATGGACTGGTCAATAACTCGTTGAACCAAGGTATATCTTTATATCCTTCTATTTCTTCTGTGCGTCTAGGGTTGAAATAGAATCCCTTTAATGTTCCTTTGATTGGCATTGATCCTTTAGGGGCAACAATTACTTCTTCATATTCGTCACCTACAGTTTGTGTACCTTGACTTGTACTAAACATTTTGTAATGATTAGCAACGGTAGTACGGTCAAATACTAATATAACTGAATTGCCATCTTTAGTTAAGTTTAAGAAATCTACAAAATCGTTTGATTCTGCATATTGTTTTGACCTAGTTGTACTAATTGTAGGGTATTGTGTTTTTGATTTAGTAGATGGTTGTGGGCGATCAGTTGCTTTAATTATACCTGTACGCAGTATACGCATTATGCCTGCAGGCATTGTAGCGTGATATAGATAATTATCAGTAACAGCTTCATTTACATTAGAATACATACCATTCAAACTTAAATGTTTGCTATGTAATCTATCACGTAAATCATATAGTTTTGTAATATAGCCCCTGCTACGTAATGCTTTATATGCTAGATTTTCAGGACCAAACTCACCACCTTTATCTAATCCAGCTTGACGATATTGCGTAATCTTCTTCAATACTTTATTAACTTTACCCATATTATCAGAATGTAATGCTGTATCAATAATATCCAATAGTTTTATATATTTTGCTTTAGTAGCTGTTTGATCAAAGTTAGCTCTACGCTTAGTTGGCAAACGCAACCATTTTTTATCTTTCACACTATATTCACCTAAGCTAGTTACAGGTTCTGACGCATCCTGTATATATAATTCTACTGGAATTCCATTGATAGTTATATCATGTGAATCATTGTATAAATCTTTTTTAGCTTTGAAGAATTCACGGTATACGTCATCATCCGGTAAATCTTTCATATTGACTAAGATATGTAAATCTAAATCGCTATGGTCTGTATAGCTATAGGCTGCATTACTTCCAGAAACGGTGATATCACGTACATCCAAATCATGTATACCCATTTCCTGCAGGAAGTCTTGTGCTATAGTTTTTAATTGTAGTTCTACTTCAGGTTGTAGATGTTGCCCACGAAATAATTTACTATTGAGGTTATCGTGAAATGTCACCGCATCTGACATTTTGAATGAATGTAATTCTTTTAAGTCCATAGAGTATTTATCAGTAGTTTGATAGTATCACTCAATAAACAATTATCAACTCCAATACTTAGATGAATCCAGCTTATCCCAATATTGCTTGTTATTACGATTGACAAAATTCTTAACTAGATATTTAGCCATACCAAGATAGCCCATCTTCTTAAATCTACGACTATCTTGTCCAAAATGATGACGAACAATTCTGAACTTTTTAGGGCTGTACTTCCTAGACAAGAAATAGTCCTCAGATGTAGCAAAACTTTCAGGGAACCCGCCAAATTCTTCAAACTTATCTCTACGTGTCAACATAAATGCTCCAACTGCAAAGGGTGAGAAATATTTCAATGCATGGTTAATTGTATTAAAAATAATAAATCCTAGCTTTGCTCTTGGATCCTTGTCATAACATTTGATGTTTAACCCGATAAGATCCAACGACTTAGTTTCAATCAAAGTAACAGCATCTTGTATAACATTATTTTTAAAGAAACGAACATCAGCGTCAATGAATAAGATATATGGGGTGGTGACTAATTTTGCTCCGTTATTCTTTGCAATAGAAACAGGTCCACCCTCAATAATTTCAACATTCAATAAACTACTGTTATCCTTTATAACCTGTCTAGTATTGTCAGTAGAACAGTCAGCAATGATAACTCTAGTATCACCAATATCTTGACTACGTAGTGAATCTAACAAATGATGAATGTAATTTTCCTCGTTTTTACAAGGTACAACAATAGTAATTTTATCACTGAGTTTCATTTTTTAACACACTTTCCTTCAATTTTGAATTGATTAAACTTTAACCAATATGTCATGCTCTGTAGACTTTG